TTAATTATTTTAATTTAGCTTCTAATTCTGCAATTCTTTTCTCTAATTGTGCAATCTTCCAGCTATGTACTTGATTATAATCTACCTTTAAGAAACCATCTTGACCTTCTTCAACAGCACCAGGAAGATGTCTTTGCACTTGCTGTGCTACATATCCCCAATGAACTTTAGTATCAATATCTTGATCATTCCAAACAAACATTACAGTTTCAATGTCATTAGAAGGAATAGCAGTAATTACAGTTTTAAGTCTTAAGTCTGAAGATTCATAAAATGCAGTTGCTGTGACATTGCCATAAAAAATAACATTGCTTGCATATAATTGCATTAAATTTGAATATCCAGTTCCATTCTCTCTATACTGAAAATATACATGACCATCAGTATTACTACCAACCCATCTACCAGCATAACCAGTTCCATATGCTGAAGCTAATATTTCTAAATTAGCATCACCATTACCAGCACCAAATGTTACATTACATCCAGTAAATCCTGTACCATTCCAATGTTGGAATGTTGTTGTAGTGCCATCATCAAATATCTGACTATCTCCTAAAACAGCAGCTGATGGATATCCCACCACAGCTCTAGGAATAACATTGGTACTTAATGAAGCTGAAACTGATGTTCCAGAAGAACCAGAAGAACCAGAAGATCCAGAAGCTCCAGAAGTTCCACTAGACCCACTGCCACCTGTTGCTCCACTTGTTCCACTAGATCCATTACCACCAGTAGCACCTGATGTACCTGATGAACCATTTCCTCCATTAGCACCAGAAGTTCCACTTGAACCATCACCACCTTTTGCTCCACTGGTACCAGATGTTCCACTAGATCCATTGGCACCGTTTGCACCTGATGTTCCAGATGTTCCAGATGAACCAGCTGCTCCATTTGCTCCAGATGTGCCTGATGTTCCTGAACTACCTGCAGCTCCATTAGCCCCAGAAGTACCAGCAGTACCTGTACTAGTTCCTGAAGTAGCAGCAGTACCTGCAGTTGCACTTGTACCAGAAGAACCATTAGTTCCATGTGTACCAGAACTTGCTGAGGTACCAGATGATCCACTTGTACCATGAGTTCCACTTGAAGCACTAGTTCCACTACTTCCACTACTTGCAGATGTACCAGTTGTACCACTTGTTCCACTTGTACCAGAAGATGCAGAGGTACCAGAAGTACCATTACCACCAGCAGCACCATATAAATTTACAGTCCAAGAAGCATATGTTCCTGAACCTGTTACACTACTTATACTTACTACAAGTGCACCTGTTGCTGAATTATAAGAAGTAACAGAACCTTGCATTAAGTTACTTCCATCATAAGTAATGATTATTGTTTGTGCAACACTATATGCTAATCCTGTTCCAACTGTTAAACTTTTTGAACCAGTACCTATTAATAAAGAAGTTACAGAAGAAGTTAAATATCTATCTCCATTTAAGCCAGATGTACCAGCTGTACCAGCTGTACCATTAGCTGCACTTGTACCAGAGCTACCTGAGGATGCAGAAGTACCTGCTGATCCAGAAGTTCCAGAAGTAGCACTTGTTCCAGATGAGCCATCTGTCCCACTTGAGCCATCTGTTCCGCTTGAACCATTAGTACCAGAAGTTCCATCTATACCTCCAGTTCCAGAACTTCCATCAGTTCCAGATGTACCAAATGTACCACTAATACCATTAGTACCACTTACACCACTAGAACCATTAGTACCATCAGATCCACTAGTTCCGCTAGAACCAGCTCTACCTGAGGTACCATTAGCACCACTTGTACCATTAGTTCCAGAAATACCTGATGTACCATCTTTACCAGATGTTCCACTAACTCCTGATGAACCAGCTACACCATTTGCACCTGAAGTGCCAGATGTTGCTGATGTACCATTACGTCCACTTGAGCCAGATGAACCAGATGTGCCAGATGTACCATTAAGACCAACAACACCATTACTGAAAGCATCATCTATTTTTGATAGAGCACAATCTAAATTGTCTCCAGTGTGTATTCCTGAGTAAGGTAAGTTTGGTCCATTATATATAACATGATCTGCTGTGGTTTCACAAGGAATGTTACCACAGTTTTCACTAGGATGATAATACGCATTATAGCAAGGATCTCCAGGATTACAAGCCATTTTATTGTCAGTTTGAAAGATTAAGGAATATACATAATGTAGTAGGCAGCAATAACAGGCTGAATATTAGCATGTGCTTGTCCACCACCAGCATCTTGTATAGTTGTTGTAGATATAATTGAAATTGAAGCAGATCCTGTTGTATCCACCATAGGTGCTTCAGGAGAAGTTCCTCCAGATGCAATATGTCCTGCATTACCACCTTCTGCATATGTATTAGGAAGTGAGTGACTATGAGGACTAGATACAGATGTAGTGGAGGCTGGATGATTGTGTGCTGGGATTTGGTTAATATTTAATACCACAGTGTTTTGACCTGTTGTATCATATACAGCATAATTAGGATTTCCTGCATTTGCTGGATTCACAGCAGCATCTAATGGTATACTACTAGGAACATCTTTTATTGCTCCCACTGTAACACGTCCTCTTTTATCAGGAGTACCATTTAATCCATTACATAAATATACTTTGTAGAAACCTGCAGATACTAAACCAGCACCAGTACCATCAAAGTTTGTTAATGGACCATAATATTCATAAACAGCATATGGAACCATCTTTAAATATTGTTGTGTACCACTAGTTTGACTTGCTAAATAAGCAGCAACTAATGCATCAAAGTCTGCTAGCTTAACATAGTTTGTTTCTACATCAAGTTCAAAAGCAGCAAGTTCAGCTATTGTTGCACAAAGTCTAGTTATAATTGCTTGGACAATAGCATGAGTGTCTGAGCTGGCTGTTACTCCAGTTAAACAACCAATTGTATAGTCAGCATTCAAAGTAGCTAATGTAGAATCAATAGCAGTTATTTGTGTTTGTAATTCACAAGCTACTTTAACTAATGTTTGAAACAATTGTTCAGAAGTCCATTGATCTGTTCCTACAGGAGTTGGTAAATTACCATCTACAATTGCACAGCGTATTGCATCTGCAATAGTAATCTTATCTCCTGTTCCACTCAATAAAGGAACTAGGTGGTTAATTATATTGTCTATAACAACTTGGAGATTATCTCCAGTTACTATATCTAAAGGTACACTGTCAAGACCTGTGTATCTAACACATTCATCAGATACTGTCTGAACGCAACCATTATAGCAGCTTTCACAAGACATAGGTTAGTTTATTTATGAATTAACACTTTAACTCTACTCACTACTTGAGAGGTAGTGGGAAGTCCACACACCATAGCATAATCAGGAGTACAAAGTCTGTATGTTAATATTTGTTTATAATGTAATAAGTCATCAATCACATCTCCAGGAATATAATTATTCATAGAGAATATAATATTATTATACTGGACTTTTGCCCAGTAAGTTAGTTTATCATCAATTTCAGTTAGTGCAGCTGGAATACTAGCTTCAATTGCACAATCTGTTAATCTTGGTGTAAGCATCTTTTAATCTTTTTAAAGCGTTCTTTGCTTTGTTGTGACATGCTGAACATAGGCCATTTATCAATTGACAGCCACATCCAACTTTCATTCCACATCCTCTACAGTTTGCCATATTAAACAAAATTATTTATATAGTTGTTTCCTGTACAACCACATTGGTTTGCAATAAAATAATCTAATTGTCTATTTGCTTGGGCATACAGCTTATTGGCTGTGTCTATTGCACAGTTGTTAGCTGCAGCTATTGATCCTTGGATTAAATACCAGATGCTATTCAAAGTAACTTTTGCTTGAGTTCTGATAGCTGAATCACACTCCATCATATCTAGTTTCATAAATGCACTATCAAATTTTTCTTGTATCACTTCAGTACGCATAATGTTCTTTTCAACAAAATTTGTAGTGGCTGGAGCAACAGAATATTTCATTTTATATACACCATCTGGCAAAGGATTTTGCACAGGGAATGGGCTCAATCCTAATATAATTGAATTGTAAACATTAAAGCTGTTTACATTGAAAGGAATAGCAACAGGGGAAGGAAAACCAGGAACAGTAATCTCCATTGTAGGAGCACTTACACTAGGAGGATCTGTATCATAAACAGATATATCCGCTAT